TCCAAAATGGTCCTGTTGAAACCGGAATAGTCATACAGGTTAGGAGAGAGTTACTATAAGCAGGGAGTAATTAACCCGAAGCGAAAATGTAACCACCAGCAATGGTCATGATGTGTAGAAGGGACACAATAAGTTTGTTTTATTTATGATTACTGAAATTGAATGATACGAGCCCCGAAAGTTCGAAAGGAGTCAAGCAGTAATCACAATTGCTTCCATAGCACAATCGGTAGTGCAGCTGATTTGTAATCAGCAGGTTATTGGTTCGAGTCCGATTGGAAGCTCATTTAGTTCGTTGGTGTAGAGGCCCAACATGCTTCCCTGTCACGGAAGAGACCACGGGTTCGAATCCCGTACGAACTGCGAATTGCTCGATGGTGTAGCGGTAGCACAACTGTTTTTGGTGCAGTTAGGGTTGGTTCGAATCCAGCTCGGGTAACAAAAGTTAAATAAAATTAGGATATAATAAAAAAATATCTTATATTTGTAAAAAATAATTCATATGAAAGAATTGGGAATGTCTATCATGCTTTTACTAAACACATTGGGTGGAACTATTGACCCGAAGTTTAGTGATGAGGCACCATTGGTTGAAAGTTTGAAAGCAGAAATCAAAGAATCTAAAAGAAAAATTGAGTGGATTGATGCCACCGATGAAGATTATGCAAGTAAGTATGTTCGTATTGAAAAACTAACAAAAGATATTCAAAAGAAGAAAGAACAATTGAAGAATATTGAAAAAAGAGCTAAACTTAAACAAAAGTGGGCAGTTGAAGATTCAGTTGAAATTCGCAAAAAATATCCTGAAATTAAATTAAAATCTGATTCAACACAAACTAAAACCGAAGAAATCTAATGGCAAATCACATGGATACTACACTTACGATTGTAAATTTGGACAAACAATCGTTTGATAAATTAAAAGAAATCTTTAATGATGGTATAAATGAATACTATTGTAATGTAGAGCATGTTATTAAGCAGATGTATGGTGAAGTTGATTATACCTCATTAGATTGGTGGTATTCTAATATTGGCTCAAAGTGGGTAGAGATTGAAACATCAATTACTGGTGATTTTGAAGAAAGTATTGAAATATATATGACATCAGCTTGGAATGTACCAACTATTTTTTTAGAAAAGTTGCGTGATATTTTGGTTTATATAAATAAAGATGTAATTTTATATGGTACATACCAAGATGAATCATTAGACCCTATTGGAGCATTTGTATATGCATTGGATTACGATGATATTGAAGATTTAGATATTGAAGTAGATTCCGATAAGTATTGGTCTGGCGAAAACGATGATGAATACCGATATGAAATCTATGATGAGATGAAATCTTTTAGTGATTACTTATTGGGGAGCTATAATGAAGTAAAAGCTGAAAGAGAAAACGAAGATAGTATATCTTAATTGCAAAAGGAGAGTTGGCAGAGTTGGTCTATCGCGATAGTCTTGAAAACTATTGACTGTAACAGGTCCATTGGTTCGAATCCAATACTCTCCTCATTTGGCTCCATAGCTCAATGGATAGAGCAACGCACTTCTAATGCGTAGGTTTCAGGTTCGAGTCCTGATGGAGTCACCATAGAGGGTTGGGTGAGTGGCTTAAACCAGCAGTTTGCTAAACTGTCGTGGGGGGTAATACTCCACCAGCGGTTCGAATCCGCTATCCTCTACAATTATCATAAGTTGATATTTATAACTACAATAGTATAAGTAATTGTCAGGTGTTGAAAAATGATTTGTACGCTGTGCAAATCTGGCAGACAAACCCTCCTGTCTCGGGGGTGATGAGTACGAAATAGGTTAGTAATATGGGGTAGACCACCTTGCCGGCCGGCGGATGTTGCTAACTGAATCGCATCGTGGTGGTTCGAATCCACCCCTGACAGCAATTAAACCAAACAAAATGAAACTACGCAAGATATTAAAAGAAATACAAAAAACACCATATCAGTATGGATGTGCAATGTTATATTTGGATTTTGATGAATCTTTATTAACGGGAACAATTACGGATACGGATTTGTATGATGATGAAACTGGTAGATATGGTTTAGAAACAGAACCACATGTTACATTACTATATGGTCTACATACAAATGTACCCGATGGCGTAGTATCACAAATTATCAACCAAGTTCCTTTTGGTGATATTAAACTAACAAACCCATCTATCTTTGATGGTAACCCAGATTACGATGTATTAAAGTTTGATGCAAGTGGTGAAGGTTTAGAAAGAGCAAATGAACTTTTAAAGAAACTACCACATTCAAACGATTATCCAGAGTATCACCCACATATGACTGTTGCTTACTTAAAGAAAGGTAAGTGGCAACAATATACTAATAAGTTTATGCAGATGCAATTTGAAGTTTCACCATTATATGTAATTTATTCAAAAAGTGATGGTAGTAAACACAAATTCAAAATAAGGTAAGGATATGGAAAAGGTATTCAGAAGATTGATTGACAGAAAAAAAGTAGAATTAGTAACATATATATCTGAATACCTATCTAATAACGATGGGATTGAAATACTCATTGGATGTGATTCACAAGTATTCAAAACAAAAACAATCTACGCAATTGTAATTGCATTATATACTCCAGGCAAAGGAGCTCACTTACTATTCACTCGTTGGAATACAAACAGAGAAAATTATTCAGGCAATCGTTTGATACACGAAGTTTGGTCTTCTATTGAGGTAGCAGAGTATTTAAGAGAAGCTGGATTACCAAAAGCAACTTATATTGATGTAGACTTAAACCCAGACCCACAATTCAAATCAAATGAAGTATTCCGCCAAGCAGTAGGAATGGTGGAAGGTATGGGTTACAAATGTAGACACAAAGGAACAAATGCAGCAGTAACATATGCAGCAGATAGTTTAGTAAAAATGTACTAAACTATTTGTTCTTTTGGTTTATATTTCGTATCTTTGTAAAAATTAAACCAATAATAAGTTGTATCAAAATATTTTCTATCAAAAGGGTAAAAACAAAGTCCATATTTGGGATGATAAAATCGGATATTCGGTTTTTGATTTCAAACCATATGCTTGGAGACCTGACCCATTCGGTGAAGCAACATCATTGAGTGGAGTTAAAGTTTCCAAAACATATGAGTTTACGAAAGATGACCCAAATCTATTTGAATCGGATGTTCCCGAAACCACTCGTATATTAGTTGATTTATATCATACATCTGATATTCCATCGGAGGGGCATGTTGTAATGACATTTGACATTGAGGTTGAAATGTTATCAGGTTTGCCGGATACCCAAAAAGCAAAGAATGAAATCACAGCAATTGCATTACATGATAGTGCAACTGATATTTACTATGCTTTGGTATTAGATAAAGATGATAAAGTTCAGAATACTACAACTGGTAATAGAGTTGTTAAATCTTATAGTAATGAGAGAGATTTGTTGAGAGCATTTTTAACAATCTACGAGGAAATCAGACCATCAATTATTACGGGTTGGAATATTGACTCATTTGACGTACCATATTTATTCAATCGTATTACAAATGTATTGGGTAGAAATAACGCAACTCGCCTTTCACCAATTGGTGAGTGTTTCTATTCACCATATAGAAATCGTTGGAGTTTTGCTGGGGTAAGTGCATTGGATTATATTCACTTATATAAGACATATACCTATACACTAGAACCATCATATACTTTGAACTATATCGCAACCAAGGAGTTGGGTAAGGGTAAGGTGGAATACAAAGGTAATTTGGATGATTTATTCAGAGAGGATATAAACAAATATATTGATTACAACATCGTAGACGTTGAGTTAGTTGTTGGTTTAGAAAAGAAACTACAATTCATTGAATTATGTAGAGCAATCTGTCATGCGGGTCACGTTCCATATGAGGACTTTGTGTATTCATCAAAGTATTTGGAAGGTGCTTGTTTGAACTATCTTAAACAAAAGAATTTAGTAGCACCAAACAAACCTGCGGATAGAAGAGAACGGATGCAGGAAATCAATGATAACAACCAAGAGAAGTTCATTGGAGCTTATGTGAAAGAACCTATCGTTGGTAAGTATGATTGGATTTATGACTTGGATTTAACATCGCTATATCCATCTATTATTATGACCCTAAATATCTCTCCCGAAACTAAAATGGGTAAGATTGAGAATTGGGATGCAGAAGAATGGATTAGAGGTGTGGATAAAACATATGATGTAACATCGGAAGGTAGTACGGAAACTTATAGTAAAGGTGAAGTACAGCAGATGATTAAAGAGCACGGATTGGGTGTAGCCGCCAATGGGGTTCTGTATGACCAGAGTAAACCTGGACTTATTGCAGATATTTTAGATTTATGGTTTTCACAACGGGTAGAATTTAGAAAATTAGAAAAGCAATATGGTGAAGCGGGTGATACGGAGAAATATGAATTTTATGCTAAAAGGCAGTTGGTTCAGAAGATTCTTCTTAACTCTATGTATGGTGTGCTTGGTCTTCCTGCCTTTCGGTTTTACGATATTGATAATGCAGAGGCAGTTACGATTACGGGCCAAACTGTTATTAAGAAAACGGCAGAGATGGCAAACATCAAGTACCAAAAAGAATTAGGTACAAAAGAAGATTATAATGTGTATATTGATACAGATTCAATCTATATGTTAGCAGAACCTTTGGTGAAACATCGGTTTCCAGAGTATAAAACATTTGATGAGAAACAAATGGCTTCGGTGGTAAATGATATTGCAGAAGAAACTCAATCATTCCTAAATAAGTTTTATGATATGTTGGCAGAAAGGTTCTTCTTTATATCAAAGGATAAACACAGATTTGAAATCAAAAAAGAGTATATCTCCAAAGCAGGATTTTGGGTAGCAAAGAAACGATATGCACAATGGATGATTTTGAAGAATGGTATTCCGTGTGATAAGCTAGATGTAAAGGGACTGGATGTAGTTCGTTCATCATTTCCAAAGGCGTTCCAAGACTTTATGAGTGGTATTCTTCGTGATATTCTAACTGGTAAAACTAATGAGGATGTTGATAAGGAACTGCGAGAATTTAAGTTAAGTTTAGCAGATTTAGATGTATCAGTTATAGCAAAGGGTGGAGCAGTAAAGGAGATTAGTAAATATGATACCAAAAATTTAGAAAAACGAATTGGAGCATTTTTACCTGGCACACCTGCCCACGTTAAAGCAGCAATCACATATAACCGATTACTTAAACATTACAATTGTCCATTCTTATACGAACCAATTAGAGATGGAGATAAGATTAAATGGGTATATCTAAAACAAAATCCGTTTGGATTAGATACGGTTGCATTTAAAAACTATAATGACCCAGATGTTATTATGGATTTTGTTAAAAAATACATTGATGTTGATAGAATATTTGAAGCAGAGTTGGAAAACAAAATGAATGACTTTTATAGAGCATTGAAATGGGAAAAAGTAAACCATGCAGAAAAAAAACTATCACAATTTTTTGGATTCTAAATTAAATTTTCGTATATTTGTAAAAATTAAAACAATAAATTATGAACAAAGTAAGATTAAATCGTTTCATTCAAAAGTACAACTTGGCTGGACTTATTGAAAGTGTTGCTTGGAAAACTGATGGTACTACATTAAGTACAAAATTTATCTCGGATGATAAGACTCTATTAGGTGAGGTAGAATTGGCAAATTTCACATTTGATACGGCAGAGTTGGGTGTTTACACTACATCAAATCTAAATCGTATGTTATCCGTAATGGGTGATGATGTTGAATTGGAGGTTGGTAAAATGGAAGACAAAAGTATTTCATTGAATATCAAAAGTGATAAAACAAAGGTAAATTATCAGTTAGCTGAATTAGCAGTTATTCCAGCAGTACCTGATTTGAAATCATTACCAGAGTTTGATATTCAGATTGAATTGGATAACGCATTTATTGACCGTTTTATCAAAGGTAAAAACGCATTATCTGATGTAGATACATTTACAATTCTTACCGAGAAGGGTGATTTGAATTTGGTATTGGGTTATTCAAATGTAAACTCTAACCGAATTACATATACTGTACATTCTTCATATGGCGCAGAAGTTAAACCAATTTCATTCTCCGCTAAATATCTTAAAGAGGTATTGGTAGCAAACAAAGATGCAAATTCAGCTAAATTACAAATTTCAACACAAGGATTAGCACACATTGCATTCCAAATTGATGACTTTACATCAAAATATTATCTCGTGGAAGTACAAGCTGGCGCATAATAACAAATCATATATGAAGTTTTGGGATACCGAAGAACCAACAGAGGTTTTTAATTACGATGAGATGAAACGAAAGTTCATTGAGAACTTGGATTATCTTAAAGAAATGTCCGTTGAAGAACAGACACTATACAAAAAGTGGATGGAATGGAATGCGGACTTAAAAACAACATTTCCTAAAAAATCATATTTGGGACAATTCTACGATGTATTGTGGAGACCAACTGATATATACAATAAGGAGCTAACTCTGAAAGAATTGGATGAGTTAGACCCTTATGTGGAAATTGTTGAAGATAATCCAAAGGAATCAACAAGATGGACTGATATTCGTAGACTTATCCATACAATGGAGTTCTCTGCTAATCCAGGCCGTAATGTTAAAATCTATGCAAAAGATAGAACGAGTGGTAAGATATTAGGACAGATTTGTTTAGGTTCTGATATTACATCATTGGGTGTTAGAGATGCATACATTGGATGGCAAAAAGAAGATAAGTTTAAGAAGGGTAAATTGAATTGTACTGCTATTGCAACTACTATCGTATCAACACAACCATTTGGTTATAACTTTTTGGGTGGTAAACTAATTGCAGCATTAGCAACCGCACCAGAGATACGGGATTATTGGAAAAAGAAATATAGTAATCCATTAGTTGGTATAGGTACAACATCCCTATATGGTATTCACTCACAATACAACGGTATCCCTCACTTCAAAACATTAGGTGAATCAAAAGGTAAGATTTCTACAAAGCCAGATGATTCGGTTTATGACCCTTGGCATCAATGGATTAAAGAAAATCGTTCAGAGTGGTATAGTAAAAATATTACACAGGAACGTGAAAGAAATGGTGCTAATATGGGTTATGAAAAGAACGGACCTGTAAGTGGTATTAAGCAAAAGATTATTCAATCAATCTATAAAGAGTTGGGAATTAAATCAGATGCATATGACCACGGATTCCAAAGAGGTGTATATTTTGCACAAATGTATGAGAATGGTAATGAGTTCTTATGTGATAAAATTTCCGAAGATGAATTGGTATTGAAAGACAAGTTTAAAAATGGTATTCAATACACAATGGATTGGTGGAAAAAGAAAGCCAAAAATCGTTACATTAAATTATACGATGAAGGTAAGATTAAACCAGAGGTTCTATTTTATGTAGATGCAATTGGTATTAGTTGGGAGAAAATGAAAGAACTTTATTTATCAGAAGTAGGAAGGTAATATGCAATTTTGGGAAGGACAAATAAGTAATAATGCTAGAAAAGTATTAGTGATACCAAATATCACTAACTCCAGCAATATAGAAAAAGACTCTTTTGTAGATGTAATTTACAATCACATTAAAGGGTTAGAAAACTATGGAGAATACTTTTGGAATATTATATTACCCAAACCCGTACAAAAGCTTAATTTATTGAATGTTAAGCAGCATATACTACCATTCTCTGGTGATATGATAAAGATGCGTACATATCCACCTGATATGAATAAAGTGTTGGAGAATGTTGAATACGATGTAATTTATTCCCATTTACCAGATTGGCCGCAAGTGGGTAGATATAAAAATTCATTTGATACTAAAATCATTGGTTACGCACATTGGTGGGAAATGAAATCGTGCAACGCAGAGGATAGAAAGAACAAATGGAGATGGATGCCCATAGAATTATTAGGTGTATCTCAAATGGATACTTGCTTCTTAAATACACAAGACCAAAAGAATAGGGTATTGGAAGAAGCTAGTGCTTGGTATAGTGATGGGTTTGTGGAAAGATTAAATAACATTCTTACGGTTTGGAATCTTGGTATAGATGATACTAAAATTATTTCAGAACCATCCCCAAATAAAACTAAAACTATTGTATTCAACCATAGAGCAGCAGCTTATAAGGGGTATCCAACTTTCATTAAATTGATGGAAGAGTATAGAGAAAAAAGACAAGACTTCAATGTGTGGGTGCCTCAATTGGATGGTACACCGGAGCATAGTTGGATTGATAATACAAAAGTACCAAAGCACGAATACTATAATAGATTACAACAATGTTTGGTTGGTATTCAAATGAGACAAACCAATTATGGGTGGAGTGTTGCAGCTACGGATTGTATGATGAATGGTACACCAATGATATATCAGGAATCAGATTGTTATAGAGAGATTGAACCCGATGGTATGTTCTTCAAATTCAAAAAAGATTTATTTGAGATGTTGGATAATCTATTGGATAACGAAGATTTCAGAAAAGAAAGAGAAGTTATGGCTATAAATCGTTGTGGTGAATTATCAAAAAACAATGATGTTATGTTACAACTATTACATAATAAACTAACAGATAAACAATAAAACATAATGGCATTTTTTGAAACAGAAAAGGTAGAAGATGTATCCGTAAACCATAGTTTGTGGGTAGAGAAATATCGTCCAAAAGTATTGAAGGATTATATTGGTAATGATTTACTAAAAGAAAAGGTTGCTGGATATTTGGAAACAAATGATGTACCGCATCTATTACTTTATGGTAAAGCAGGTACTGGTAAAACTACATTGGCTAAAATCATAGCAAACACAATTGAATGTGATTATATGATTATCAACGCATCCGATGAAAACAATGTGGATACAGTTCGTAATAAAGTAAAGAACTTTGCAAGTGGAGCTGGTTTCAAAGGATTTAAGATTATCATTTTGGATGAGTTTGATTATATGACTCCAAATGCACAAGCAATCTTGCGTAACTTGATGGAAACATTTAGTAAGCATTGTAGATTCATTTTGACTTGTAATTACCATGAGAAGATTATTGAACCAATCCTATCTCGCTGTCAAACATTTGCAGTAACACCACCATCAAAGAAAGATGTAGCTGTTCATGTTAGTAATATTCTAACAACGGAAGGTATTACATTTGATATTAAAAACTTGGCAGAGATTATTAATCAGTATTATCCTGATATTCGTAGAGTTATCAACAACTGCCAACTACAATCATCAAAGGGTGAATTGAAAATTGATACTCAAAGTTTAATTCAATCAGATGTTAAATCTAAATTGGTTGAATATCTAAAAGGTAACGATGATAAACGAAACACCTACCTAAATATCAGACAATTGGTATTGGATAATAAGTTGAATGATTTTACGGAATTATACACTTACTTATATGAAAAGGTAGATGAATACGCAGCTGGTAATACGGCAAGTGTTATTCTCGCATTAGCAGAATCACAATATAGAGATGCTATGGTTGTAGATAAAGAAATCTGCTTTGTAGCTGGGATTATTGGAATTATTAACATTATTAAATAAAGAAATATGGAAAATGTAGAATTAGCAAAACCTATTGGTGATAAGGTTTTAGTAGAAATTGAAAAGGTAGAAAAGACTGTTGGTGGAATCATCCTACCAGAAACTGCACAATTTGGAGATAACAAAGTTGGTAAGGTAGTATCAGTTGGTGCTGGTATTTATACAAACAATGGTGTTCGTATTCCAATGCAAGTTGAGGTTGGTGATAAAGTATTGTTACCACATAATAGTTATGATACTCAAAAGGTAAAGTTTAACAATACCGAATATGTGTTGTTGCGTGAAGGTGAACTTTTAATGGTAATTAGATAATGCAAGCACCTAATATAGATTTATCACAAGCAAAAGATATGGTTTGTGAAAAGTGTGGAGGTGATACCTTTGCACCAGGATTTAGATTTAAGAAAATCAGTAGATTGCTAACTGGTACACCACAAGATGCAGTAATCCCAATTGAACTATACCTATGTGTAGAGTGTGGGGAAGTATTGGAAGAGTTGTTACCAAAAGAAGCAAGAAAACAAAAAGAAAATGGCGAAGGAAAAAACCCGATTGGGCTTATTTGACCACATATCAGCAGTAACGGAAAAGCAAGACCCTAATTATTTCAATACTCTATCAGTAGATGATAAGAAAACTTGGACTAATTATCTTATTTTCCGTTACTTATCAATGAATTATGATTTTGTAGAGTTTTTGGCTGAAATACAACCATTAGTTGAAACATTACCAGCCGAACAATTCTACAAAGTTATGATAGATGTGATACCAAAAAAGAAATACTACCTAAAATATATGAAGGGTAGAAAGACAGCTGATTACGAAAAGTGGTTAGTTGAGTTGGTAGCAAAAGATAATCAAGTATCTATATTGCAAGCCGAAGAATATTTGGATATTTTATATTCTACTAAACATGGTAAGGGTGAAATACTAAACCTTTGCAAGAAATACGGGACACCGG